ACTGATGTACATTTTAATATCTGTTGCTTTCATATCTTCTATGTTTTAATTGTTAGTAATATTGGTTTCTTTTATATAGCTAAGATACTGATTATTAGCGATGTGTACAAATATAATCATCTGATTAACAGTGAGTTAAACTTGATTTAACTTAAAGTTGGATATTGACATGTTCATTTCAGTCGCGCTTTGTATGAATACCGTCCAATGATATGTGCAATGCTTTTTCATATATCGACTTATCACAATTAGAAAATAATCGTTAACTTTGTTCATACTTTTAAAATTATAGGTGCATGAAAAAAATTGTGACTTTATTTGCAACCGTGCTTCTGTTATACGGTTGTGGAAGTGTTCCTTTGACAGGCAGGAAACAGATGCTGCTTGTATCCGACTCCGAAGTGCTTTCATCAAGTCTGACCCAGTATTCGGAATATATCAAGTCGGCACCGATATCAAGTAACGCGACGAAGAAAGCGATGGTGACACGTGTCGGAAAGAAAATAGCCGCTGCCACGGAACAATACTTGGAAAATAATGGAATGTCCGGTGAGGTGAGGAACTTCTCATGGGAATTCAATCTGGTTAAGGATAATCAGGTGAACGCTTTCTGTATGCCGGGAGGCAAAATCGTTGTGTATGAGGGACTGATGAATCTGGTTTCCTCTGATGACGAACTGGCTGTAGTTATCGGACATGAAGTGGCGCACGCTGTGGCCAAGCATAGCAATGAGCGTATGAGTCAGCAGCTGGTTGCACAATACGGAGCGAAAATTTTGGGGGAGGCTCTCAGTGGAAAATCCGCCGCCATACAGAAAGCCGGGAATATAGTCTATGGTCTTGGGGCACAATACGGTGTGATGCTTCCATTCTCACGCAAACATGAAACCGAGGCTGACTATATGGGGCTTATTCTTATGACGATGGCTGGTTATAATCCGAATGTGGCCGTCACATTCTGGCAGAAGATGTCGGCGGGCGGATCGGGTTCAGTGCCAGAGATCATGAGTACGCATCCGAGTGACGCAACACGTATTAGTGACATAAGGAAACATTTGCCGGAGATGAAGAAATATAAGTAAACTTTAGAAAGTTACTGTAAAGTATTTGAAAAAACTTTAGAGAATGGTACAAAAAGGCGTGAAACCAAATGGAATCACGCCTAAATTATAATAAAACTCTTAAAAAGGTGTACATAATTACCAATCCTTAATTCTCTAACATCAATCATAATAACGCTGCAATCTTACGCACCTTATTAATTCTCTCCATAAACCTGTTGTCTTTTTTTGCCATTTGCAAATTATAAGATGTTTGCATTTTGAGCAAAGGTTCCGCATCTAAATCTAACGCGGCTTCTAGGAGCATAGCATATTTTGTATTTAGTGAACGCTTTGCATTCAGAATTTCATTTAATACAGTATAAGACACACCCATCTCTTTAGCAAGTTTCTTTTGAGAAATACCCCTAAATTCAATTTCATCTTTTAATACTTCTCCCGGGTGTGTCGGTTCAAAAGGAATTAAGTTATTAGCTATCATTTTAGGGTCTACGCCATCTATTTTAATCATAACTTTCTATTTATAATGGTTAGACAATTCAATTATATTACAGATGGTAGTCACTACTTCACCTTGCACCTCTGTGGTTGTAAATTCAATACGATATTGATTGTTTACTCTAACAGAGCAAAAGTCCTTTTTGTCCCCTAATAATTTTTCAAAACTCAGCCCATTGTATTTACAAAGTGAAGTTACATCAGGGACACTGATTATTATATCTATACAACGTTTATATCTACGTACGATATCAGGTTGAAAACGATGCTTTTTATCATTCGCCTTTCCAAACTCATACAATTCTTTCAGATACTCTTTATCAAACGTTACTACCATCTCATTTGTTTCTTTAATGCAAAGATAGCATTTTAATTTTATTCATTCGCATTTTTGCGAATAATTTTCTTTAAAAAAATTAGCGACAACTCCAAAGAATCACCACTAACTATTCTATTTTTCTTATCACAAAATTGTGAACTACCGCTAAAGTAAAGATTTAGGGGGCTTCAAATACGATTTTCAATAAGCCAAGAATGCTGGAAAGCCACGCAAATTTGGTATAAAGTCTGATTGGGAGCTTTCATAGAGCTATATTTCCCATTAAGTGCATTTCTTTTTAAGTATTTCAACACATTCTTTATCCCATCATCGAAACCATGCTTATACCCTTTAGCGTATTCTCCAATGTTATATACCGCCATTGCCAACATAAACAGGATAATGCCTAAAGCCTTATGCCAGCTAGGGAGCGAGATGGAAAACGGTTTAAATGTAATTGTGAGATCTCCAACTCATAAAATAGCTATTATGAATATAATTGTAAATAAAATTGTTTTCATAATCAATATCTTTTTCCATTAAACATAAGGTCTTAGTTCATTGTATCTCATCTTCTGCTCGATATGCCAGAGCAAATCTATGTCAAGATGTTTGGCAAGCCCAAAAATTAACAGTATCATATCATTCACAGTAATAGAAAAATCAAATATTCCGTCATATCTAACAGGAAGTGTAGAGATGGAATAGATTGATTCGGTAAAAGTTTCGTCTTTACAGGCTTCTGCCATATCTTCAATACAGTCATCAATATTTCCGTTGGCAAGTTCAAGGCTTATCCCTCGAAGTCCTGCAAGGTCAAGCAAGCGAATAACAGCATCTGTCAGTTCATCCGGAAGTGTATCTTTTAGATTCTTTTCAAAGGAACACTTAAATCGCTTTTCTTCTTCCACTAATGCAGGATAGCGATTATAGTCCATTTCAAAACGTGATTTACATTTCTTTCCTAATCTTCCCTTTCTATCTGCTTCCACAGCTTCCATAAGCTCGGAAATGACAAGGCAAAGGCAGTGTTCGTTACTCAGTTCTTTATTGTGAAAACCATGCTCACATGCTGTCTTATAAGCACGATCCCGTAGTTCGTTCAAATTAATATTTTCCATAATCATATAAGTTTTAATGCTTCCTGTAATCCTGCTTCAAGTGCTTCCTCGTAGGTATTATAACGGATAATAGGTCTGTCAGACAATCCTATCAAGTCATGTTTCGGAATTGTCAGTATATCATACGTCCAATAGTTTTCATACATATAGGATATTTCGATATGCAGGTTCTTGGTTTCACGTAGCCACTTCTGGGCAATGGATTGCGGAGGAACAGATAAATATCTATAACAATAGGGTAAAGTAGAAACATCCATAATATATTTTCTTTCATTGAATCCTTTCTCTTTCAGCAGCTCCGCTGTTTCCAACGTTACAAGTTCTTCGGTCATGGTTGGTTCTCCTTTCCTTTAAAGTGTTCAATCAGTTCGTCTACGGTAGCCTTGTGATAATATGGTAAGTTAAAATCATTAGGCATCCCATAGAAATCCATTCCAGATAAACCTCCATCAGAGCCATCCCGGTATATACCCCAATCGCCCTTACCATTAGTGAATAATTGATTGTTGTCTGTATTATCCTTTAATGCAGCTATAGCCAGAAAAAGTTCCTCATTCGTTCCGCAATCAACACTATCGGTTTCGTCAGGATGTGGAATGTTGTTAAAAAACTCAATATTATATAGTCCACATTCGGGCGAGGTGAAAATACATAAATCTTCGTTAAGTTCCGCCCCAAACAATCTATATCCTAACTCATCTAATTTCTTTCTAAGTTTATAGGTACTCTTGCGTATGAAACACGGTGTTGTAAATCCCATAGTTATTCCTCCTTATCTATCTTAATATCAGTTACTTTACCACGATTAATAAAACGTTCATCAGAGTTATAATATCCAGCAATTACTTTACTCATAACGTATTATCTTTTCTTTAACTCCAGTAATACTACTACAAGAAGGGCATGGAATAAATATTATATTATATCCTTCTCTCTGGTCAAAAAACTCACTGTGTATATCCGATTTCTCAAATTCAAATTCACAGCCACATATGTCACAACGCTGGAAGTAAATCGGTTTTTTCTTATTAGCTTCTTTAGTAACCTTTATTGCCATATTAATCTCCTTAATCTTTAATCCGTTCAAGTACATCTCTGTTGGCTTCGAGTATCTCGTCAAAAGAAGGGATGGACATCCAATGGGTTATACCTAATCTTTCTTCATTCACGTTTGCTCCCGTCTCCCATTCGCCCAAAGTTGAAAGCTGGCAAATAAGGAAGCCATAAGCCCCTCTTGTTAGAACCACTGTGTTATTTTCCGGCAACCGTTCCTTAACGCTTATCCACGGTGATTGCTTTGACTGCCATTCGGCACCAGAAATAAAAGATTCATAAATCTGTTTATGCACTCCATTAATAAATCCATTTATTGTACCTTCGGCATCACATATTTCAAAATGCGTTTGGTGCTCTCTTGCCGCTTCTTCTACTGTCTGTTTCATATCTTTTTTCATAATTCGTCAAACTCTTTTTGTAATTCTTTTATCTTACTATCCAAAGCATACATATAGCACTGAAGGAAATTCTTACCAAAAATTTCTTCCTTTAATGGTACATCATTGTGCATTCTGTTGTATGTAAATATCAATCCACCACCATATTTTATGTTAGAATTTTCAAGTGCCATCTTATGATCTTTGTATTCCTCTATTTTATTGTTGATTTCTATTGCTTTGTTGAATTTATCTTTATCCATATTTCTCCTTTCCATCTATCCTAGCAGCATATACATTGCTATTAGGAATAGATAATAAATTGTTGTTTTACTCATTTCTTTCTTTTGTTATTACATATTGCAATCTCCACACATATCCACAAGGGAATCAAATTCTTCTCGTGAGTATTCAAATCCATTGATTACGATTACCTCGTTACCATTTTGGTCAAAATAAACTCCATCATTCATTTCTATATCGTTTTGAGCTTTTCAGACTACATCATTAATACTAATTTCTCCTTTCAATACTCGTTCTACCTGCCGATCAAGTAATTCTTGAAATTCTATTTGGCATATAAGAGAGCAATCCGGTATAATCTCTTCTACTGGGTCTCCCCGCCACGTTGGTAGTTCATCCAAGAAGATGCACCCGTCTTTATCTTTCAAGCAGGTAGCTCCAACATCACGCTCAATCTCAGCCATTCGAGCAAATACTTCCGGAAAGTCCTTCCGTATCTTATTCCAATAGCCCATGCCACCTTTCACGCAACTGATACAATTATTGTTATTATAGCCCATCTTGTACATGGCTGGGATTTCAATGCCGGCCTTCCAAAGCATTCCCATTGCATCCTTTTTGGTTATCTGTCGCTCGATAAGTGGGAACAACGGCTTTGTATCAGGATATTGCTGTTTAAAGCGGACAGCACGGTTTATTTCTTTCGGGTCAAAGTCGAATCCCCAGACTTGACCGTCCCAATTTCCCAACTCTTTTTCCAGCTTGTAACGGACTTGTTTCTTTAATTCGAATGTGCAAGCTGCACCAGTAGGACCATTAATAAATCTTTTCTTAGCCAACACATCCTCTACGTTAAGATACTTATCGCTGCGAATGGTATGAATTGGCCGCCCGTACCATCTCTCGCAATCTGAGATAAATCGGGCATTATCTGGATGCCCGGAACCAGTTTCGATATAATAGAGTTGTACATCGTTATACAAGCTCAATGCTATCTTACAAGCAACTGCGGATGTAACACCGCAACTAAACCATGCTATTATCATTTTATTCCTTTCTATATCGTTATGATTAAAATAAAAAATGCCTGAACTATCCGCCCAGGCACAAAAAAGGCGGTAGAATTGAATTTACCGCCTAACTTTAGTCTTAATAATTTTAATTATTTCTTGGTATTACCATATGGTTTGCTTTTATTATCATTACTTTTAATAAAAATAGATGCTACGGATACAAGTGTACTAGCACCCATAATCCCAGCAAACCAAGGTTTGTCTAAATAAAGAGCATAACCAGCAAGAACTATCATTACAACTATAGCTAGAAATGCGAAAAACATTCCCCACCAATTCATTCTTCCATCTCTTCTATCAGCTTTTCTAATCAGATTCAATTTATTGCTATCCATTTTATGTCGGTGCGCTTGCTCTTTTACAGAGGCATTAATAAGATAATCGACAATTCTAGGATCAATACTCTTATATGCAGCTAATTCTTGAGGTGAAGGTAGGCAATTGTCATCAACAGTAAAAGTCTGCTCTAATTGTTTTCCAACTCCATCGCCTGTTGCAACTTGTGTTTCTCGCTGTTTTAGTTCTTGTTTACCCATTTTTTAATGCAATTTCATTGAAAGATCTGCGTACATCCCCTTCAATATTTTTTCTGTCTTCCATAAGATTTCTCTTATCATCATTCCTATTTCTGTCTTTTTCTAGAATTTCTTTCCTAATTTCAGAAATAGCTTCGGAGTTCTGCTTATAATGCCCTTGAGAGGCATCACGAAATGTAGAAGCTCCATTTTTAATAAAACGTCCCACTTCTTTTAATATGCACATATTACCTCCATATTTAAATTATAATGCAAATATAAAAATAAAACAGTAAATTAAATGTTTTGTTTCCAAGATTATGCACATTATTAACCATAAAGTCACATTTTAACTAAAAAATTAATCGGTAAATCCAATACGTCAAAGAACAACTACCGATTTTCAGAGGCTCGGTTTACCTCCTTTCTATATCGTTATGAATTAATTGGCAGTTTCATAAAACACATCCATATTGTCTTGCTCTGTCTTCCAGTGGTATGCCCAAATAGAGGTTTAAACGGGATGGCAGACAAAACTTCCGAGGATTTAATCTCACTTTCATTCCATTTGAATACAAGAGTGCCGTAAGGCTTCAAGACGCGCATACACTCAGTAAATCCATCGTGTATGAGTGACTGCCAGTCTTTCGGCAGTTTTCCGTACTTTTTAGCCATCCATGAGGTTGCACCAAGTGTTTTCAGGTGCGGTGGGTCGAACACCACCATGTAGAAAGAATTGTCTTCAAATGGAAGGTTGGTGAAATCGGCTATTACATCCGGCTTTATTTCTATGATTCTTGTCTTACCCCTGTCCTTGGCCGTAAGTGTTTCCGAACGTTTGTCAACAAATAAGGCAAGAGGAT